TGTCTTTGCATTTATTTTCCTTTATCTTGTTGACGGTAATATTTTCAAAACGATAATTTGCTTGACATTTGTTATTACAAAATTTACCCCTTGAACTTGTTGTTTCATATACAAAATTTGTATTACAATGTAAACAATTTGATTTTTTCTTCATATCATATATATTTATATACGAGCTGGTCAAATAAATGAAGTGGTCGGATTTATATAAAATGGGAGGTTGTTGTAATGGTAGCGATCCTCGTTTACACCGAGGCAGCATAGGTTCGATTCCTATACCTCCTACCACGATCCCCTCACCGTCCAATTTTAATCTTCGTATTTTTCGTAATCTTCCATCTCATCAGATGCTTGTTGTACTATCTGATCTATAAGAGATTTGGCTTTACCACCACCGGCTAATATTTCTTTAATATCATCCATATCAGCTTCTAATACCTTTTTATAGACTAAAGGAATCAATTCTCTTTTATCGTTTGGTATGTATTTGGTTAAAAGATTGTAAAATTCTGGACCATAGAGTATATCTGGAATTTCTTCTTCTAAAGTATCATTAGGTGTTGCTCCTGCAATAGCCATATATTCATATATGCCTTTAACTATTTCATGAATTAAAAATGGAAAAGTTATACCACGACATTTAATGGTATAAGAACCCTCTTCTTCTTCTGGTGCGACAACTTCTTCACTACCGGCTTTAGGAGTTCCGTGACCTACGCTAAAATCTGGTGGAACTATAAAATAACCTAATTGTGTAGCAACACACAAAATACCGTAAAGCTGTACTAGTTTTGGATCTAATTCTTTTAATTTATCTTCAACTAAATTAAACAAAAACAAACCATGTGTAGCAATACCTTGCATAATAGTATTAGCTAATCTTCTTCTTAATACGGATTCAAGTTTGGCATCTGATTGCAATTCTTTAATCAAAGCCATTTCATCACTCTCTCCTTCGTTTAGCTCATCTTCATTTTCTGGAGGTTGTTGATTTTTTTCCAATGCTTCTTTTTGGGCATCTGTTATCGCATTGTTTAATTCTGCGGGGCCTAATTTGACATCAAAAAGGATATCTCCAGATTCTGCCATTTCTTTAATGTATTTAAATTCTGGTAATGATAGAACTAATTCAAGTGCTTCTGATTCTAAAAGTTTTGCGTTTTTACTTTCTATACCTTGAATTGTACGTAAAGTACTAAACATTTGCATAGTTAATCCTGGTAAACTAGCTTCTGTTGGTTTTTTGCCTGTATAATACTCAAGACGTTGCATGAGTTTTTGATAATTTTTAGAAGTAATTTGTTCTAAATAAGCTGCAGCAGAACCACCCATATCTGGTAAAACTCCAGTAATTTCTTCTTTACCAGCAGCTATTGCTTGCTTTCTTCCTGGATTAATGACATCTGGATAATCTCCAGTGTCTATAGCTTCTGCGAATATTTTAGTTAAATCGTTCATTATTTTTTATTCCTTAACCTTTTGAAAAGTTTTACACTTACATTTTCATTACTTTCATCTTCCTGTTCTAAAGATGCTTTAGGTCTTGGTTTAGGAGATTGGCCTGGTTTAGGTGCGAAAGGGTGTCTTTTAGGGGTTGTTTTAGGTTTCGTAGTAGGAGGAGCTTCAATGGTTTCTGCCTCTTGTAAAAGTTTGTTGTAGATTTCTAAAAATTTGCTCATATAATATTTATTTATACTTACACACAATTAATGAAAAAAATTATTACAGTAGATTTTGACGATACACTTGCAGTCACAGAAGGTGGAGCATGGAGTAGCACAAATCTAGTTCCAGTTCCAAGGATTATTGATTTTGTTAAAGAAAAACATAAAGAAGGACAAGAAATTCATATTGTAACCTTTAGAAATTGGCAAAATAAAAAAGAAGTAGAAAGTTTTTGTAAAACTCATAAAATTCCAGTTAAATCAATCGTTTGCACAGAAGGAACAAACAAAATTCCATTTTTAAAACAACTTAAAAGTAAACTTCATATTGATGATAGTGTAGAAGTTTGCACATTGTGTATTATGGCTGGTATTGAAGTTTTATTGGTTGATTGGGGACAAGAAGAAAATAACACTACTGCAAAATTCTTACCAAAAATTTAATCTTGCGTTTCCCCATTATTTTTTATAGAATATTTTTCTATGATTCCGTATGTTTATAACGCACCGCGTGGTAGTGAAGGTGAACGAAATGATTGTACTGTAAGGACACTTTGTATATCTACAAATAGACCTTATACAGAAGCTTATCAGCTACTCTTTGCAGCAGGGAGAAAACCAAATCGGGGATTTTATTTTGAGAAGTTGTTGAAAATCCGAACACATTATCTTGGACATACATTTACTAAAATAGGGTTTTGTAAACCAAGAACCTTGAAAAAATTTCTTCTAGAATATTCTAAAGGTACATATTGTGTACGTATTCGTGGTCATGTTTTTGCCATCATAGATGGAACAGTTCATGATATGATGACCCCTAAAACCTATTGCAGAATTACAGCCGCTTGGAAAGTTGAACCTCTTACTAAATAAAATTCTATATGAGTCTTAAACATCTGTCTAAAGATACTGTTTTAGTTTTAAATCGTAACTGGCAAGCCATTCATACTAAAACACCAATGGAAGCGGTATCTATGATGTATTGTGATGTTGCGACAGGATTAAACATTATTGGTGAAGACTATATGATTCCTTTGCGATGGAATGATTGGATTACATTAGAGATAGAAGATAAGGATGATTATATACGCACAATTCGTGGTAATATTAAAATACCTAAAATCATAGTTCTTTGCCAATACGATAAAGTACCAAAGAAGAGACCAAAATTTTCTCCGAAGAATGTTTGGATTAGAGATGGTGGAATATGCCAATATACTGGAAAAAAATTAACTCCAAAAGAAGGTAATATAGATCATTGCATGCCAAAAAGTCGTGGTGGAAAAACTGATTGGTCTAATTGCGTACTTGCACATAAAAAAGTCAATGCTAAAAAAGCAGACTTGACTCCAGAGGAAGCTGGGTTAAGATTAATCAAAAAACCAGAAGCTCCAAAAGAACTTCCAGTAACATTTTACATCAAAAATAAACACCAAATTAGAGAATGGGATATATTTTTAAAACATGCAACAAACTAGAATATCTTGGGATGAATACGCATTGCGTATAGCGGAAGTAGCTGTTTTAAGATCAGAAGATCCTTATAAAAAAGTCGGAGCTTGTGCTTTGGATCATTGTAATAGGGTTATAGGTGTTGCATATAATGGTTTAGCATCAGGCAAAGTAGTTGATGATACTTTTTGGGCGAACAGAGATGCGCGTCTTCCTTATATGATACATGCGGAAGCTAATCTGCTAACTCTTTTTAAAAAAGGACAATGTCGTTTGTTGGCTTGTACTCTCTTGCCTTGTCAAGCATGTGCTACAATGATTGCAGGGTATGGAATTAAAAGAGTGGTTTACAAAGAGTTATATAAAAGAGATACTAGAGCTTTAGATATTTTTAAATTTTACGACATAGAGTGCGTCCAAGTGGGATAAATACGTTTATGAAATTTGATACAATATGTTATAACATTTTAAACGAAGCCAAAAAATCTTACTCACCTAAAAAAGCTAGAGAAGGTAAAGACATTGGTAAAAAAGGTAAATGGTTTGGTAAAATTGCTAAATCTGCAACAAAAAAATACGGTTCGAAAGAAGCAGGAAAGCGTGTAGCTGGTGCGGTATTAGCAAAATTAAGGAATAAATAATAATATGAACTTTATAAAAATCTTACGCGAAGCTGTCAAAAATAAACTTGATAAACCAGGTCAAGAGGACAAAGATATTAATAATGACAACAAAGTTGATAAAACTGATAAATTTTTAGCAGCAAGACGCAAAGCAATATCATCAGCAATTGCTAAGAAAAAAGGTAAAAAAATGCCTCTTAAAAAAGGCAAACTAAAAAAAGGTAAATAATTTTTTTTACTAAAAAAAACCCTCTAGAAATTTAATTCTAGAGGGTTTTTTTATTGCCTTTTTTAGATCTCGCAAGCACCGCCAGCACATGCTTGTGCTGCTAGTGTATCAGCATCTACATATTGAGCTCTTTCCTCAATAGTACCTTCCCAATCGATTTCTTTGTATTCTCTTTTAAGATCACACCAAACTTTCCATAAATGAACATGCTTTAAGCAATGTGTACATTTACGAACATCGCCAGTAAAATATCTGTCTGCGAATTGTTTAGCTCTGCGTATCCAATCATATTTGTTAAACCAGTTATCATATGCTTCCTTTGCAATGAAGTATTCTGCTAGTCCTTTATTAGAACGATTAGAAGGATACTCTGGTTTAACCATGTCTTCTGGATTTGTTAGCTTTTCACCATAACCGTTCAATGCATCGCAAGCTTTCCAAAGATTCTCAAAAGCTTTAAGACTATCTACGATTAGACCAGAAGCAAATACAGCGGCATCTCCATATTCTTTAACGATCTCATTAGGAGTTAAAACAGTTGAGAATGGGGCTTGTGTATAATCTAAATCGCCAGAAGCTGGTAACAAAGATATACCTGCAAACCATTTTTGATTATCAAAAATGAAATTTTCTACATCATTCCATTCATCGTCTTTGACTGTAATAGTATTAGAGATGTTATGACGAATGTAAGGTTTAACACAATTGTCAACATTAGTACCAGCTTCTACCCAATTTTGTTGTGATTTCAATACATTTTTAAGTAGATCAATTGCGCTTGTTTGATTTTTTGTAATAGCTCCTGTAGGAACCTCACAAAGAAACGAAATAACATTATCTGTTTTATTCGTAGACCAAACAGACTCTTCAACTGCAATAGGATTTTGTCTTTCAAATTCTTGCAAACAAAATTCTGTTTTATTGGCTTGTACTCTACGAATATAACGTCGAGCATGATGTGGGTGAATGCCTGATGCTGTACCAAGAATACAAGAAGTTGAACCTGCTGGTTTAGTGCAACATGTGCGCGCAGATTCTCTAATACCTATCAGACTCGCTATTTTCTTATTTGCCTCTTTAACTTCTTTAGCACCCTTCTTTTGAATTTCTGAGTTCAAAAGAATTTCTGGATTGTCCATAATACCTGTGATAGACACACCTAACAAGGCTTCCCTTTCAACAATTTCTTTTGTCTCTGGTGTCAAATATTTAAAATTTGAGTAACCAGCTTGAAGAGTTCCCACAACAGAAGCTGCTCTGCAACATTGTAGAAATTTTTCTTCTGTGTCGCAATACTTGCCATTGATTTCTGTTAGGTTACAAAATTCCCATCCAGATCTTCCATCTTCAGTTTTAGGATAAAGAGCAATCTCTACACAAGGATTATAACAAATATCTTCGTCATCCAACCAAACAAAACCAGGTTCTCCGAATTCTTTAGTGCTTTTCATCAATTCAGCAAATTGCTCTTTGGAAACTTTACCTTTAATCAAAGCTGCACTATTATTGCTTCTGCCCCTCTGTGGATTAGTAATAAACCAATCCCCGGTTTTAGCCTTCGCCATTTCCATATCATCATTAGAGAATAAACAAAGAGTAGCTGAACGTCTAACGCCGCCAGATAACACAGCGTCACCAATATGCATGATAATGTCGTAGCAATTAATAGGACGTAAACGGTTTGCCCATTCATCGGTTTTAAATTCTTTACTATTAACTCTTGCTTCCAACAAAGATTCAATTTTTTGCAAAGAATTAAACAAACCTTCAGGTCCTGGTGCTAAAAATTGTCCAGCAACCATTGCACCTTTAGGTCTAATTTGACTATAATCAAATACTACTTTCTTTTTAGAGTATTGTGAAAATTCAGTTTCACAATCAAAATAAGAAGACATTAAAACACCAACTGCATCTGCCCAGCCCTCAATAGAGTCTTCTATAATATGTGTTTTTTCTGATGTTCCTCTTTTAGTTAAAAGTGGAAGCTTATCAATGTGACATTTTTGTACAGAAAAACCAACTCCACACCCACAAAGCAAAACATACATTGCTTCTTGAAAGACTCTCGGACGATCTATATGTGTTGCTGAACAATTATATAGACGGACATTATGTTTAAAAATGGGTGCACCACCGAATTGTAAAGTTCGTTGAGCTGCCAAAATTCTTTTCTTTTTTTGTTGAGACTCGGCAAAATCAATCTCTTCTGCTAGTGCTGTATTTTTTTCTAATTGATCGCTGTAAAATTTACGATGCATGTCGTAAACGCGTTCAACAGCTTCTGACCAGGTTTCTCTTCTTTTATGTTCTGGAAGGTAATGTGAATATCGTGAATAAAATGTGTAATCGGACAAGGATTTAAGGCTCATGTTTTTATATTTAGAATGGTGATTGAAATAATCTCGTTAATATTAATTTTGTATTTTGTTACGTTTCAATGGCTTATTTTTGTGATATTTTTTTCTTTTTTTTGCCTTTTTTAAGCTGTCTTTTTGTTGTTCTGCTTTGTGAATTTTAATAAACAAATATTTTAAAAATTTTGCGTTTTGGAAGGGAGAGCATGTGTTAACTAATCGAGATTCTGCATATAATACTTGGGTTTCACACCAATCTGGGTATAATAGATGGACTAATTCGTGATAAGCTGTGCCTAACAAATTACTATTATAACCCAATTCAATATCCGTCCAATTACAAGAGCCGTCAAACCCTCTCATACGACGAAGACTAAAAAATTCAGGAGGTTTACGTTTAACTACAGATAAACACCTATCATATAAAGCTAATACTCTTTTTTTTGACAACTTTATCATGGTTATATTTAGTGTCCATTATAATATAATTTGGTGATAAAATCAAACTTATTTCTTGGCTTTAAGTAGGTGGGTGAACTTAAATTCGGCATTTTCTCGAGAGTTATATGTCCAACCTGTATTACCCCACTGTGAAGCGCTAGGATATAGTTCAGAAGGGGGTAGATAATTGTCTGCTATCTTAATGCCGTTATGAGAACCTACAATAATAACCTCAAAATTAGAAGATTTGGTATCACTAATATCCAAACGTTGTTGATACATAGCAATATTCCCCTCACGTTTAATTAAAGTAAACGTAAACCCTTTTTTCTTAATGATTTTTTCTAATTTTTTCATACTTTATATTATCAATAATATTTCTAGGAAATTCAAGTGTAAAGTTGATAATTTTAAAAGATAAGCTAGTATTATATAAATGGATTTTGAAGATTTAATTAAATTAGAACAAAGTTTTGAAGGCGTCAAGTTTTTTTCAAAAAATCACACATATCAAATAAACGGTACACCAGCAAAAGGGTCTGTTACTTCGTTATTAAAAAAATATGAACCACCGTTTCCTAGAATAGAACTAGCTGAGAAGAAAGCTAAAAAAGAAGGTGTGTTAGTAGAAGATATTTTAGAAGAATGGGATTATAAAAGGGATTATTCTTCGCACAAGGGTTCTGAATTTCATCTATTCGCAGAAAACTATCTTCAAAGAAAACAAGAGACCATCGATAGAAAAATGGTGGAACAATTTTTAAAAGATAAAGGCAAGAACATTGAACAGAGCATTGAAGATTATTATAAAGAGATGGCATTACTGATACGTAATTTTCTAGACTTTTATGATGAATGGAAAAAGAAATACATATTAGTAAAGTCTGAATTTGTTGTCGGTGATTATAAAACTAACATTTGTGGTACTATAGATAACCTATGTTTCAATTTAGAAAAAAAAGAATTAGAATTGTTTGATTATAAAACTAATAAGAGTATTGACAAAAATAATCCTTACGGTAAGAAAATGTTAAAACCTTTCGATTATTTGCCACAATGTTCACAAGTGACATATAGTTTGCAATTGTGGATATACAAACTCATTATAGAAAAAAATTCTTCATTCAAAATAGGAGATTTGCATATTGTATGGGTCGGCAATAAAACAAAGTATAAAGACGTAGAAGTATTGAATTTAAAAAAAGAAGCAGAAAAAATACTAGAAATGGCACAGTAGAAAGGTAAATATATTCAATAACATATGTCACTCGTTAAATCATATCTATCTGTCTTGGAAGAAAAAGACGGTTCCGGCATAGTTTCCGGTACTGAGAAACTTGTTGGTGATCTTCCTGGTAAAACCAAAGAACACATGTCAGCTAATAAAGTTGAAGGTGTTGAAGCTCCTGTAGACGGTCCTCATTCACAACAGGATCCAGAAGCAGAATTAAAAGAAGTAAAAGGTGAATCCACAAATCCTTTCGATGCTTTATATAATAAAGTTGTAGAAGAGGAAAATTGGAATTACGAAACAGAAGCAGAAGAACCTTTTGAAAACGAAACTTCAGGCCCAGAAGAAGTTGATTTTGATTTTCAAGTGGGTGCAGATGATGTTAATGCAGATATATCACATGAAGGATTAGAAGCAGTATTAACTCATCTTAAATCCGCTGTAGAAGCATTAGAAAATTTAGTTTCACCAGAATCTAAAGAAGGTAAAGAAGGTGAAGAAGAAGAAGGCATGGAAGAAGAAGGCATGGACATGGTCGATGAAGAAGAATACGATGAAGATGATAATGAAACTCTTCCAGAAGCAGTAGAAGCTGAAATTGAAGGTCATGCATTAGTTGATCAAGAAAAGTTGTCCAAAGGCATGAATAAACCATCAAGCTTTGCAGTTAAAGGTGCAGTACCAGTAGCAAAAGGCAAATCACAAGTACCAAAAGGTGCAAAAGTAAACGGCAAACCACAACCATTTACAACCAAACCAGAAACATTAACAACCAAACAAAACAATGTAGGTGGTGTTAAAGTTGGAAAAGGATTATTTGATCAGTAATTGAAATAGATAGATAAAAAAAGAAAAACTCCGTCTTTAAGACGGAGTTTTTTTTGCCTAAGTATATTCATATGACAAATTTTTTATCGTTTTATAAAACATCAACTCCTCATACAAGGGAACATCAACAAAACCCTATGAGGTCGATGGATAGAAAACATTTAAACCAAGTACCTCGTTCAAAAAGCCAACAAGCTCAAGATCCTTTAATAGATAGAATAATAAAGAACGATATGTACGGAAAATGGAACATTAGTTATTTGACTGGTCAAAGATTAGCTAAAACTTATTTTGGTACTCATACAGATGGTCAAAATTATACCAAATCAATTAACCGCACAAAAATAAAATTAACATATAATGCTCAAACCCGAAAGTTTAATTTAGAAAGGATAAAAAACTAAATAAGATATGGAACGTTTACGCTATTTAAATAAAACTGTCAACCAAGAGGAAAGACAAAATTTCAATGGTTGGTGGAGAGAACAAATAGAAATATATGGTCAGGAAGTTACCTACTATGTAAACGCTACAACTTTGTCTGGTTCAAGTTTTCTTTATGGTGAAGATCCTAGTGCTGGATATGTTAACCCGAAAGAGCTTATAGTTTTATTAAATTTAAATCAAGATTCTATTCTTTTATCGAAATTTGGATTAGTTGCAGATAGTGATATGTCTGGTGTAATACACTATGACATGTTTACAGACATATACGGTTTATCAGCAGAGCCTAGAGCTGGAGATGTAATGTCTTTGGTGGAATTTGGTGCTGATAGATTAAACTATCCACGAAGAGGTCCTACATCTTACGAAATAACAGAAGTTATAGATGAATTTCAAGGTAATCCTTTAGCTGGTCATTATGTTTGGTTTTTCAAAGCTAGAAGATACGATTATAGCTTTGAAGGCGGAGGACCTGGATCTAATAATGCTGGACCTGGACCTGGATTAGGGAACACTCCAACAAACGATAATGACAATGCAAACGAAGCAGCTAAAGATAATTTTGATTATCAAATAGATAATCCATGCGATAATACGTCAGTATATGGAGACTATTAATATAAGTTTAAAACTTATATTCTTCTTTAGGTTGGACGTTATCAATGAGGTCTTTGAACTCACTTGAAGCGTCTTCGGAATAACAAATTTGAATTTTATAAAGTTCTTTTAGAATTTTTTTCAAATTAATATTCTCAGTTGCCTGCATATAGTCATATATATCTAAAGGTTTAAATTGAACGTTATCCAATTTCATTCCTTTCTCTTCCGCCTTATCAGCAATGAGATTCACTGCTTCATATAAAGACACCCAACGTGCTAAGACTCCTGCTTTCTCGTGAGTCTTATCCCACCAAGATAAGGGATTCTGCATAGCTTCACTGTTGTTGTTACTGATTTCTTCTTCAAAAAAATCAGGTTTATTTTTTTCGTTGTTATCCATAAATTTATTCATTTTCTGTTTGTTGTGGAAGTACAGGCATAACAGAAACTGGCTCTGTAATTTGAGCTACTGTAAATCCTATCGTAACTAGATTTTTCTTTTTACAAGAATCACATTCAAACTCAACTCTTTCAGTTTGATCGGGTAAAAATGTTATAATATTTTTACGTTGACAATATGAGCATTGTAAAAGAGTAGACAATGGTTCTAATTTATCTAACTCTTTAATTTTAGCTTGCTGGATAAAATAATTGTTAATTATACTCGCTACAAAAGAAAACAATATATATTGTATACATACAGACAATATAAAAATTGCTAAAAAACTTCCGTTTAGTGCAATTGAGGCAAGACCTATCAGCGTGGATATGAACAGAACAATACAGGTAGATTTAATGAAAGAATTTAAAAATTTCTTATTTAACATCCTTATAATTTCTATTATTTTGCGAGGAAAGTCAAGAAAATTATTCAGGACCCTGAGGGGGCATAGGACCTGCTAAATCAACAGTATCTCTTATTTTAAATCCTACATATTCTATAGCTCTTAAAGCTTCTTTAGAAATTTTAATTAATTTAATCAAATTCTTTTTTTGCTCTGATGAAATGGAAGGATTTTCTTTAACACACCTTTTCATTTTTTTATGAGCTTCTAACAAATATACAAAACTATCTGCCAAGTCTTCTGTCACAGTTTGCAATGGCCATGGCATGTCAGCCGTATTTGGAGGAGTGGGTGTAGTTGGGGGAAATACTGGAGGAGAACCTTTTTGATAAGGAAAATTATAATCATTTCTTGCCCCTACCGGAACAAAGTCTTTTCTAGGCCATTCATTTGAAGCCCCATATTGTCTCTGATTCCAAAGAGTGTCTATAGACTCATCGATAATATCTTTTAGATTCATTTAAATTGGTCTACCTACACGAACTAAATTACCACATCGTCCGCATGTCCATTTACATAATTTGTCTGTAGTTTTTGTGCGAGGATCCATTGTTTCGGTTACCTTACCATTGACTTGAGCACCACAAAAAGTACATGCTATGGGTTTATTTGATAAGGATTGATATTCTGGTTTTTGATTCATTGTATTATATTTAGGCGTGTTCGTCTGATTTGTGAGTGTAAGTTTCCAATTTTTCTACTACAAATTTTACAAATTGGGATCTTACAATATCTTCTTTTGTGAATTGAAAGGAATGTATTCCTTGATTTATACTATCCTGGCAGCTAAACAATTCACTTATTTTAACAAAACCACCTTTTTTATTATCTGGTAAATCTGATTGATACGGATCACCTAAAAATATAATTTTAGAAAATTCACCCAAACGCGTTATAGTTGTAATCAATTCTCTAAATGTGATATTTTGGCATTCATCAACAATAATGCATTTGGCTGGCCAGTGTAACCCTCTAATGTAATTGACCGGCATTGCACTGACTCGTGTGTCGGCATGTAGTCTTTTAATAGTAGGCTGATCTAAAAACTCTTCCATTTTTTCTACAAATGGAGCCATATACGCTTCAAATTTTTCATCGATAGTACCTGGCAAATAACCAATTTTGCTATCTGCGCTTTCTACAGCGCTACGAACAAAAACTATATCAGAAACCTTTTTTTGTTTTAATAATTGAAGACCAGCATAAACTGCTGTGCTAGTTTTTGATACACCAGCCGGACCTTCTATAAAGATACAACGACTTGATTTATCTAAAATAATATCAATTAGATTTTTTTGTTTTTGAGACCAAGGTAATTCTCTGATAAAAAAATCAAAATCTATTTTATCACGTTGCCAGACATAGGGGGAATTATCTTTGGAAGATGTCTCTACGCGTTTTTCCAAAGGCTTACGTTTTGCGCGGGGTTTTTTACCCATATATACTATTACTTATTCACTGGAGTGTTGGGATTGTAGTTATAAGAAGTCTGTTGCGTTTTTGGTGGTGTTGCTGGTTTTTGTTGTTGTGGAGGATTTTGATTTGGAGCTACTGTTGTTTTTTTAGATCCCGTTGTTTCATCTTGTGTTATAACCATAATGGCTTGTAATTCGTTTTGGTCGAGATTAGGATTTTCTGGGTTAAGTCTAATTTTATCAATAGCTTTTTGCAAAGGCGCATTGTCTTTAATTTTATCAATATCAAATAAACTAGATATAACATTTTGTACATCAGTGTTGCCTGCAGCTTTAGCCCCTGTTTCTATAGCTTTTTTGATCTTATCAACAATTGTTTGATTACCATATCCAACGGTGCTTTGTTCTTCTTGTATTAAACCTAATTTATTATAAGTTTTGTTTATTATATCTAAAAATTTATTCATTTACAATAATTACACAAGATATACGCAATTTCAAAAATAATATGTAAAACGACCCAAAATCAGGATAAATATTTGCAATATTATATGGCCACAAGAACAATAGCATCTCCCGGTGTACAAATTAATGAAGTTGATTTAAGCCTACTTGCCCGCACGGCAGGTGGCACGAATGTTTTTATAACTGGATTTTCAGATCAAGGTCCGACTGATGAATTAGTGAATATTGGTAGCATTACCGAATTTGAAGATACTTTCGGATCTCCTACCAACGCAGCAGAAAGATATTTTTACCATTCCGCTCGCCAAGTTTTAACACAATCTCCTGGTAACTTATTAGTTACTAGAATGCCTTACGGTTCAGGAGCTGGTGCAGGTTTTGCAAATTCTTATAGCGCGTTGGTTTACGGATTAAGTGCTAACAGTTCTACATATGAAAACGCAACATCTTTCCAACTACTTGAACCTAAATCGATCCTTCTAACAGATTCTCAATACACACAAATATTAGAGAATGATGTTACTTGGGGTACAGGTTTTACAGACTATAGCATACAGTCATTTGCAGATATTGGCAAAGCCGGTATGGTCGTATTAAATCCTTCAAAAGTAGCTATAAACAATATTTATGAAGGATATTATGTAGCTATTGCGGACAATTCAGAGAACAATCCAGCTTCAGATTTTACTTCTCTCACTGCAATAAAAACAGTCAATGCCATAGCAGCTAACGGTAACTACCAAACCTTTGTAGACGTACCAAGTTCACGTTTGGCATTTTCGTTATCTCAAGCTTATTCCGCAGCTGGCACAAGTCTTTCTCAAATTATAGAACAATTCCCAAGAGGATATGATTTTGCGTCGAGCTATTACAGTGATTCCTTGACAATGATAGTATTCAAAGTACGTTCTACAAAATATACACAAGACACTGTAACTTTAGATTATTTAACTGTCGAAGGTTATACAGGATCTCTATATAGTAAGAGAACACAACAAAGTGAATCTTCATTCGGAGATACAAATTTCTTCTTAGAAGATGTTGTAAATAGCCGTTCTGGAAATTTAAAAGTTGCAGTTAATCCAAATATTTCAACTAAGGGTACATGGACTTCACCAAATGGTAATCCAGCCAAAACTGTAAGAGTTAATAATGCTGCTAAATCATTATATTCTCAAGGTGTATACATTTCAAACACATCTACGGTTTCGAAAGATGTCGGAAATATACCAGCTAAATTAGCTCGAGTTTTACGTAATGTTGACAATTTAGATATAGATTTAGATGTTACAGCCGAAGCTGGGTTAGGTACTATATGGACCGGAGCTTATTCAAGAGCCGTAGATTTAGGTTTATCTGCTCCTGGTTCCGGTGCATGGTTATATGATGAGTCATATTCCGTAGACATTTCTGCGCTATA